CGACATGCTGGAGAGTTAACTCCGGCCGAATTGTTGGATTTTAATGTTAGTACCTCTGCGGGTTTGCCTTACTCCAAGCAAGGCATTAAAACAAAAGGAGAAGTCTTGGAGAAACACCATCAAACTTTGATTGATCGAGCTTTTGATCTTTCGGAGATACCGGTTGACACTTATAATGACAAACAAGAATTTCTCTCTGAAGAGGATCTTGCGCGTAATAAAGTACGTGGAACTTTTGGCACTTCAATTCATCATCTGTTACGTGAACGGATGGTATATGGAGCGCAGAACCGCGCTATTTTGGAGGGCCATGAAAATAAGTGGATACAATACGGAATGGTAAAACAACGCGGTGGCTTTCATCGCTGCGTAGAACCATTAGGGGTTCATGCCTTTCGGGATGAATCCGATGTCTCTGGATGGGATAAAAATGCTTGGTTGAAACCAGTTTATGAAATTCGCAATGTTCTTCTAGGGGATAAATTATCTCCTTTGATGAAGATGATACGAGACTTTGTTACTAAACACAACATTGAATCTTGTGTCATGCTACCAAATGGCAAAATTGTGATACAGAAAACAGGTGCTAATTCTGGAAGGAATAACACCACTACTGACAATTGTATATTGCATCTCTTCATACTATTGTATCTTTTCGCTAATAGAGCTTTTCAGCTCGACATGGAGGATATTAGTTTGATGGAGGTGTTGTTACACGCAATTTACCGGATTTATTCGGATGATAAATTGGGCAGTGTAGATTTAGACTTTTGGAAGTTTTCTTCCCCTGAAGAATACATGGACTACGCGATTGATGTGTACGCTATGTTTGGGATGGTAATTAAGAAAAGTGCTAGTTTTTATACTATGCATTTTAAGGGATCTGTTCTTAGTCCCCGCCATTCTTTTCTCGGGTCGTATTTGACGTACCACGAAGGGTTTAGCATGTACCTTCCAACCCCCCGGTTGGATAAAATTTGCTCATCAGTCATTTATGCAGGTTATAGATCTTTAGATCCCCCTGAACATTTTGCGAAGCTAGTTGCTTTGGCACAATTGTGTGTTTGCAACGAGCATGTTTTTTCTGTGATCCTTCGGTACATTCGTTGGTTCTATAAAGAAAATGTTGGCTACGGGCCAAATTTTGAAGATTTTTTAAACAGTTCTTGTTTATCAATTGAGCGACCTTCTTCATTCGGTAATTTGTTTACTGGGTATGAGAGTTGTGCTGGCAATAATACGGTGGTGGTTGGATTTAAAACCAGCATGTCGTCTCTTCAGAAAACATCCCCCAACCAAGGCCCTAAGAAGGGCAAAACCCCAAAAAAGAAGAGTAATCTTCCAAAACAAAGGAAAGTCTTTGATGGAAATTCCGGGAAGGTACAAGCAGTTTTTGCTATACCTCATTGTGCTTTGGACTATCTTAGTTCGTTAGCAGCCCCTTTTGAAACTCCCTGCGGAGTTTGTATTCCCGCCGAAGTCTTTCCCCTTCCTTCTCAGAAAATTAAAACTTTCTTGAAAGGTAGGTTTCAAACCGGAACAACTGGTATTGGTTTTATCAATGTGTCTCCGTGTGTCACTAATGATGGCACGTGTATTATCGCTTCGTCAGCGACCTCTGTGGGAGGTGCAGCTACGATGTATAATGCTTTTACAAACCTAACTTCTTTGCCTATGCCTCAAATGCCATGGACTGAAGCAGCACGAGCTGGTGGTGGTTACCAATCTAGGATCGTTTCTTACGGTCTAAGGGTAAAATACATCGGCAAACTGATGGATCGAAACGGTGTAACTACCGCTTTTGAAGAACCGGACCACAGAAATGTGTACAGTACCGGAACTACCCCTAGTAATTTGGACGCCATGAATGGGTCACCTTACTCTACTCTTAAAAGAGTTGGCGGGGAGCTTTGGGACTCGGAAATTTTCTTTTCTGGTCCAGTTGAGCCTAGCGAAGTGGAATTTGCAAATTCTGCTTTTCCTTTAGGTCAATACATCAGTGTTATTGCAGTTCAAGGAATAGCCGGTGACAACTACGAGTTTGAATATGTTCAACACTCGGAAGTCATCGGTTCTCTTGCTGTGGCTAGAACCCCCTCTCATTCAGATCCAGCAACTTTTGGTAAAGTTTTGGAATCTGCTAAAGCAGTTGCGACTGATGGTCCTTTGGACTCTGCAAGTGCCCCTACGTTCTTTTCTAAGTTCATGGAGGCCGCAGAAGTCTTTGGGCCCATCTATCATTTCTGG